GGTCGAGACACTTGAGCAGATTTTCGGTAAGCCTGCGCCTGCCGAACCAGCGGCAAAACCAGCGGCAAAACCAGCGGCAAAACCAGCGGCAAAACCAGCGGCAAAACCAGCAGCGAAAAAATGAAGCCGATAGCGTGGAGTCACACCGCGCTAGATGATTTCCAGAATTGCCCACGTGCCTTTTATGAGAAGCGCATAGCCAAGTCAGTGACCGAGACAAAATCGGAACAAATGATTTGGGGAGAGTGGGTACACAAGCAGTTTGAAGACAGGCAAAAAGAAGGTAAGCCTTTGCCGGAAACGCTGAAAGAACATGAAGCGTTTATGCAGGTGCTGGAAAGCAGCCCCGGGGAAGCCTACACAGAACGTAAGGTCGCATTGGCAAAAGACTTGAGCCCTTGCGGATTCTTCGATAAAGATGTGTGGTGCCGGGGCGTCATCGACTTCGCCAAAGTGGCAGGCGAAAAGGCTGTGGTGGTAGATTACAAGACGGGTAAGCCGCACTCGAAATATAAACAATTAAAGTTGTTTGCGCTGCAGACTTTTGCCGAGTTTCCAGAGGTCAACACGATTAACGTGCAGTATTACTGGACACAGACGCAAGCGCCCACCGGGCAGGTTTACACGAGAGCAATGACCAACGAGCTGTGGAGCGATTTCACTCCGGTGCTCAAGCAGTATCTGTACGCATTTAAGGAAAACGTATGGCAGCCGCGACCATCTGGATTGTGCAATGGTTGGTGCCCTGTAACTGATTGTGAGTTTTGGAAACCGAGGAAAATTAAATAGAGTAAACAAACCGTATACCTGAATGAAGCCGACGTTAAAAAGAAGGTCAAGAAGCTGCTGGATAATTACAAGTGGTTTTGGTGGATGCCGCCGGCCAATGGGTTTGGCAAGTCTGGTATCTCTGATTTCAATGCAATCCGTGGTGGAGTGTTCCTTGCCATCGAGACCAAGTTCGGTAGCAACAAGCCGACCGCCATGCAGCAAGCGTTTCTTAGGTCTGTGCAGATGGAGAACGGGTTTTCGTTTGTAGTAAACGAGAAGAACATCGAGCACTTGAATGTCTGGCTGCAGGCGTTTGACTCAGCGGTCAAAGCCCAGATGGAGCAGAAAGAGGTCGCGCACGAAGACGGTGCCGCCATGCTCAATGCGATCCATGCACTCACGATAATGCTGTAGACATGATAGCCGTTCATCAAGCCACAAACAGCCTTGTGCTGCGTGCGGACGACCCGTTGGCGCTACGCGAGCTAATCCCGCAAAGCAAACTCATCGAGTACGGCGAGTACAACGTCGCGGTGAAACACACGCTGGAAGCTACCAAGCTGCTACGAAACATGGGCCTGCCGGCGCCGGCGCCGATCCGATACACCTACAACTGGCCGGGCAAGTTCAAGCCGTTCGCGCACCAGCTGGAGACATCGGAATTTTTGACACTACATAATAAAGCGTTCGTGCTGTCATCGATGGGTTCCGGCAAGACGTCTAGCACGCTGTGGGCTGCTGATTGGTTGATGCAGCAGGGCTTGGTGCGCAAGGTGCTGATTCTGGCCCCACTGTCTACGCTTGATCGGGTCTGGATGCAGGAGATATTCGACACGTTGATGCACCGTGTCGGTGTGGTTGTGCATGGCTCACAGGCTGATCGTCTGGACGCGCTCAAGACCAACGCGGATTTTTATATCCTGAATCACGACGGCGTAGCCATCAAACCAGTGGTCGAAGAGATTCACCGCAGGCCGGACATTGATTTGGTCATCATCGATGAAGGCTCGATGTTCCGCAACCATGACACAAAGAAATATAAGTTCTTACAGAAGATGCTGCGCCCAGACCAGAAACTCTGGTTGCTGACAGGTACGCCCTGTCCCAACGCTCCGACAGATGCTTGGGCTCTGGCAAGATTGGTCAGCCCTGCACGCGTGCCGAATTACATAGGCTCGTTCAGACGGCAGACCATGATGCAGGTGTCTACGTTCAAGTGGATACCCAAGCCCGAAGCGTACGAGATTGCGTATGAGGCCATGCAGCCGGCCATCCGGTTCAGAAAAGAAGACTGTATCGACTTGCCGCCGGTGACGTTTGAGGACCGTGCATGTGAGCTGACACCGGAGCAGGCCAAAGCGTTTGAGGCCATGCGTAAAGAAATGCAGATGGAAGCCAAAACGACGCAGATTAACGCCGTCAACGCAGCGGACAAGATCAACAAGCTGCGGCAGATATTGTGTGGTGCCATCAAAGACCCGGTGACAGAGCAGTACATCACGCTGCCACATCAGAAACGCCTCTCGGTCTTGATGGAGTGTATCGCTGAGGCTGGTGCGAAGGTGATTGTGATCGTGCCGTTCAAGGGGATTACCAACGCGCTGGAGCATGAAATCAAGAAAGACTACACAGTGGGCGTGCTAAATGGGGACGTGTCTCCGAAAATGCGCAACAAGATTATCGCGGACTTCAAGAACACTCCGGACCCGCATGTGCTGCTGTGCCATCCAAAGGTGATGTCGCATGGCCTGAATCTGACCGAAGCCGACACATTGATATTTTACGCGCCGATCTACAGCAACGATGAGGCGCAACAGGTGGTCGAGCGGTTTAACCGCCCCGGCCAAAAGAACAAGATGACAGTAATTAAAATGGGTGCAATCGGTCTGGAGTGGGAAATCTACAAGCTCCTTGACAACAAGCGAGTAACTCAGGATAATATACTTAACTTGTATAAGTCAGTAACCGAGTAGAGGAGGTAAGTATGGATGTACAGCGTATCATGCACGCATATATGGCAATCCGTGCCAAACGTGCGGAGCTTTCAAAACAAGACACAGAGCTGAAAGAGCAGCAGGAAAAGCTGAGCAACGCAATGCTCAAGCTCATGCAGGATCAGAATGTGTCATCCCTTCGCACCGATCTAGGCAACGTCTACAAGCAGGAAGAGATCACACCAGCCTGCAGTGACTGGGACGCGTTCTATCGTTGGGTCGCAGAGAACAACACTTTCGAGGCGCTCGAACGGCGCATTAAGAAAGATTTCGTCAAAGAATACATGGCATCAAACGAAGGCGCTTTGCCTCCGGGGGTGTCGGTATACCGCGAATACGTCGCTCGTGTTCGTAAGTCTTAATCCCTAGCTAGGAGATAACCATGAGTACCGAAGTATCCTTGTTTGGCGCAACTGCGCTGGCAATACCTGCTGAATTGCAGGCGTTCTTTCAAGAGAACAAAAACATTTCTGACCGTGTAACGGTTCCGTCGTTGAGCTATGAAGGCAAGACATGGGCTGTAGTCAAGAACGGCGAGCGCACCAAGATGACTCGTCGCAATGATGACGGGGAAGAAGAGACGATTCAGACCATCAAGGTGGTTGTGCTGGACTACGCCAAGGCGCGTGCTCGCGCCTATTATGAAGGCGCATACGATCCGGATAAGGCAGGCGCACCGCTGTGTTACAGCCAAGATGGGGTAACACCGGACGCAAGCGTGCAGACACCACAGTGCACCGACTGCAAGAGCTGCCCACAAGCTGTTAAAGGCTCACGCATCACCGAGCAAGGTAAGGCCACCGTCGCATGCTCTCAACATCGCATGATTGCAGTAGTCCCTGTGGCGGACCTGAAGTCGACTGCACTGCGTTGCAAGCTGGCGATCACAAGCCTGTACGATGCGCAGTCACCTGATCTGGAGAAAGCCAACTGGTTCGCTTTCGAGAACTACACACGCTTCTTGGCAAGTCGCGGCGTACCGCACACTGCCGGCGTAGTCACAAAAATGAAGTTCGATACCAACGTGCCGTATCCGAAGGTGATTTTCTCGCCTGAGCGCTTGCTGTCCGGAGATGAGCTGGCTGTTATCAAACCACGCATTAGTTCCGACGAAGTGAAGTCACTGCTGGACGGCACCTTCAGCATCAACGGTGTGGACGGTGTTAAGGTTACCGATGACGACAACGAGCCGTTTGAGCAAACTCCCGCACCGAAGCCACAAGCTGCCAAGCCTGCCGCTAAACCTGCACCGAAACCCGCGCCTGAGCCAAAGGTTGAAGTGTTGGAGCCAGAGCTGGTGCAAGCCGCGCCTGCTGCAGAGCCTAAGAAGGAAGCAAAACCTGCCGCACCGACAGAGCTGAACGCCGAGCTGGATGACATTCTCAGCGCATGGGATGCTTGACGTAGCATGTAAGAAGTAGCAATATATGACCTCCGGCCCGTATGCCGGAGGTTTATCCGAGGAGCCATAATGAGTAACGCGAATAACACACAAATCGGCGGCAATCACTATCAACGCAAGCCGATTCAACCTTGGGACTACATCCATCAAAATCAGAAGGGTTATCTGGCCGGCAACATCATCAAGTACGTTTCGCGCTATCAAGAAAAGAACGGCGTGCAAGACTTGGAAAAAGCCAGACACTATCTGGACAAGCTGATCGAAGAAGAGATCGAAGCAGCCAAACACGACAACCCATTCGGCAACGCAAAACTTTAAGGGCGCACTATGGAAACCGTAGATTTTCTGCGGATGGTGTGGCCGTCGCAAGGTCCCTACATCCTTGCCACTCCGTTCAATATACCAAATACAGATATTTACACATGGGCCCATAAGGTCGTCGATGACATCGATGAGGCACTCGTGTTTGCCAATCAGCAGATGCACCGCAAAGACGTGTACTTCTGCATCCACGCAATACGGGACAAAGACTACGTTGACCCAAACAAGGTCGATTACAAGACCGGACAAAAGGGCGCCAAGGCAGTTCGCAAACAGCAAAACATGCGCGAAGGTCGGGCACTGTTCTTCGATCTGGACGTAGGCGATACTGCTCCGACCGACCCGTTCAAGAAGTACGAATCCCAAAAAGAGGCGCTCAAGGGGCTAAAAGAGTTCTGCGCTGCGGCTAAGCTGCCTCGCCCGTTCGTATCCTCATCTGGCGGCGGCCTGCATGTATTCTGGCCCCTGTCCGAGCCGCTGGAGTCCAACACCGATTGGGTCGCTTTAGCACGCAAGTTGCGTACAATTGCAGCGCATTACAAGCTCCCGTTTCGACCCTAGCCGCACGACTGACACGTCATCCGTTCTGCGCGTGCCCGGCACGTTTAACCACAAGAAAGGCGAGAAGCGCCCTGTCAAGCTGCTGGCCGAACCNACAGCACCTATATCNNCGNAACGATACTGGCTCGCCGTCTCGGTACGACTGCGCTGATTGCGGCGGGGCTGCCTACAGATATAATTCTGCACGCGCTCAAGTCCGTGCCCGGGTTTGAAGGTATCGAGAGTAACACCGGTAACATTCAGTCGAGCCCGCCCGTGCTGTTCCCCGCACTGGTCAAAGGCTGTGCACAGATTCGCAACGTGCTGCAGCTCAAGGGCGATGTCAGTGAGCCGCTGTGGTATGCCACGCTTGGCGTAGTACGGTTTGTTAAGGATGGCAACAAAGCCTGCCACTTCATCAGTGAGGGGGCACCCAGCTATTCCTACGAAGCTACAGAACAGAAGATTTACCAGCACGAGAGCGCAATGGTCGGGCCGACAGGCTGCCTGAAGTTTGAAGAGCTGAACCCAGCCGGCTGCGAAGGCTGCCCCCGTAAAGGGAACATCAAGTCGCCCATCGTGGCAGGACGCTACGAGGACTTGGCCCCACAGCCGACCGTACAGATTCAAGTCGAAGAACCGGCACCCGCTCCTGCAGGCACAGCCACAGTCGCGCAAGGTCCGGCAGCTCCGGTAGTTGTACAGATTCCAAATCCGCCGCCTCCATACAAGCGACCTTTCAGGCGGCGCAGTCGTGATCGGAAGTCGGGGATAAAGATGAACCAGAAAAGCGGTCGGTGGAAGAGTATTCTGCCCTACGACTTCTACCCCATCAAGCGTCATGGCAGACTCGCACAAGGGCGTAGGAGCAGCACGTATGGACGGGCTGTGTTACCACGTACAGGGGTTGTAGAATTAGAGTTGGCTGCGGATTCGATGTATGAAGTCTCGCAAGCTCGCCATTGCGCTGTCCAATCGGGGCATCTTTTCCGAAATGGCGGCAAACTTGATTTACTGAGAGGCTATATGATTGCGTACTATCAGAGCGTTGCAGGAAGCTGCGGACGTAGAAGCATTGAAGACGCACTTGGGGTGGTCAGAAGACTACACGTCCTTCACCATGCCCGACAAGACCCTCATGCGTGACGGGTCGACCACACCGAACAATCTTACCCGAGCGGCACTGATCGCATCCGAGGCAGTGCACAAGGCAGGCAACCTGCAAACACAGCTGGAGCTACTCAAGTTCTATGCACACCCGGGCTACACCGCCAGCCAGTTCATCATCTGTTCCGCATTGGCCTCCCCGATTTACCATGCGACAGGCCACCACGGTGTGATCATCAATATGTCCGGCCCATCAGGGGCATCCAAATCCACGACCTTATACACCGCTGCGTCTCTTTGGGGTAATCCGAAAGCGTACTGCATCAACGGCACCAACAGCGGCGCCACAGCACGGGCCCGCGAGAACCGCATGCACGTCAACGCAAACCTGCCGCATCTGGTTGACGAAATCACCTTGATGCCGCACAAAGCCATTGCAGATATGGCGATGAACATCTCACAATCCGGCAACCGCCTCCGCCTGTCAAACAACGGTGCGGAGCAGGAAAACACCGGCGGTATCAAGAGCGGAATCATGGTGTCGACCGCCAACACAGGGCTGTATTCGATATTGTCTTCCGAACGGGGCGACAGTACGGCGGAATCGATGCGGGTCTTCGAGTGTCAGTTCGAGCCCGGGAGGATACACCAGAAGCACGAGGCAGACCTGTACCTGCGCCAGCTGTCCGCAAACTACGGACACATCGGTGAAATCTTTATGGCTTACGTGGTCAAACACTACGAAGCTGTTGTTGCCCGGGTGCAAGAGGTGATGGCCGAGATTGATGTCGAGTGCGAGATTGAGTCCAGCGAACGATTCTGGTCGGCTGTCGTTGCGACCGCTGTCGTGGGCTGCGAGGTTGCTCAGAAGCTGGGTGTGCTGCCGTATAAGGCTGAAGACCTGCGACACTGGTTTGTGACTACGCAGCTGCCGGCCATGCGCGGAACGCTGCAGGAGCATTACTCTGGCCCACTGGGCGCACTGTCCGAGTTCTTGGAGTCGATCAACGGCAACATGCTGGTGCTGCAGCGCGGTAATTCTCGTGCGTTCGGAAACATATCCAACATCCTGCGCAGTCCTGATCACGGTCAGCTGCTGGCACGGCACGAGTCTGACGTAGGTACTATGTGGGTGTTAAAGAAAGCGTTCAAAGATTACTGCACGCGCACCGGCCATAACTTCACGGCGATCCTCAACGAGCTGTATAACAAGCGCATCATCGTCAGCAAGCATGACCACAAGACTTTAGGTGCGGGCACAGACTTCGCCAAAGGGCAAGCATGGTGTTTCGTGGTCAACATGAACCACCCAGAAATGAACGAGATAGAAAAGAAAGACGGGAAGATACTCTCGTATCCCCCCGCTAAGAAGGGTTTACTCCCCGAAGCTGGAGAGGGAAGTGTTAGCAATACCGCTAACAGCTGATAGAGCGCCTTTACCAATCTCACCGATGGCTTGAGCTGCACCAACCGCAGCTTGAGCCGATGCCGCCGCCGCACGCGAGAAGTTTTCTGCAGACCCTGCGCTGGCTTTCAGGAAGGCGTCTTGGTTACCTTGAGCGATCTGAATTGCAAGCGCATCTCGCTGCAAGCGGGCGCGGTACAGGTCAGCAGTGGCAGAAATCAACCTAGCCCTTGCATCACTATCTACAGTAGCAACTTTCGCCGCAGCGTCCGTACCAAGCATAAGTGTTTTTAGATAGTCGGAGGCCGCTGCCAACGCTGCCAATCGTGTCTTGAGTGCCTGCTCGACCGCAAAGCGGAGGTTCTCCACGGCGATCTCCATTTCACGTATGGTCATGTCTCGGTTCAAGTCTTTAATCTGCTGTAGCGCTTTGTAGCGATCCTCTTGCAGCCTGTACGCCATCGCCCCCGACGGTAATATAAATCCGCGAGAAGCAAATTCATTCAAAGTCTGCGACTCCATTCGCAAGCCGTCCGCAATCGTTCGGTCTCTACCACGCTGCCACATCTGATCAACGATCACAGGATCAAGCCCCGTGCCGTTATTTGTCATCATATTGACGGTGGCCGCTATACCCTCGTCAAACGCATCCGATGCGATAGGGTAATACTTAACAAAGAAGTCCGCCAACTGGAAGGACATACTGGCAACGAACGCGTCCTGCAAAGACGAAAACGTCTGTGCCGCGTTATTGTTACCTAGAGCCCCCGGGACTACTGGCTCGACCGCTGATACACCTGCCTGCGCAGAGGTGGCCGAAACACCAAAACCTTGCGCCCCTTGTGACGCGAAATAAGCGTACGTATCTGCAGCAGAGATGGCGTTCGTCGCCGTCGACTGAGCAAAGCTGATTGTATCTTCGACCAGCTGTTCAACATTGTTCGCCATTTAGATTCTCCTTTGAACCGTGATCGGCTGAAACTCGACATTCGCCAACTCGAAGTCGTCACCGTTTTGATTCATCACTGTAAAGTTCCAGAACACGCCTCTGGTGCCACGGCCCACATCTACACGGTGCTGTCTCAGCGCTTCGCTGTTTGTCCGGGCTTCGTAATACCGCATGATACCATCTGCATCGACTTTAAGTATCATCTTGCCGTCAGAGGCTACACCCAGATAAACACTAGGCACATGCTTGACCTTCGTGGACGGCTGGTTAGACTTACCAAGATCGATCAGCGCATCGATCGGCGCACCGTTATCCGTTTCGCCTTCCAGCAGGTAGATGCCGTCATCTGCAACACCGTAGTATTTCTTGTCGCGCTGGAAGAAGCTGTTGAAGCCGTAGCCGTCGTAGCGCGTAGATGCACTGGTTTCCAAGTTGATGACCCAGACCGCAGAACCGTCTGGTACGCTTGCCCCCGTCTGCAACGCCAGTGTTTGCAGCGAGTAGCCTTGAGTGGTAGATACCAGCGACAGCACATACGACTGCGACAGCGAGAATATCGACGACTGCTGCAGCTGGGAAATCAGTGCAAGAGTATCCTGTCTTGTAAGCGTTAGACTATCTACCAGACTTCCGAAGCTGTTAAGAATCAGAACAACGTCGGTACCGAAGGCGGTTTCCGCTGATTTAACGTAACTACCGCTAAACAAGTACAGTTCGTCATCTCCGATAAGCTCGCCCCAGCCTCCGGCATATATGCCGACATTTAATGTCATGTCTCCGAACCCATAAGCGTAGTCTCCGCCCAGCACAGCCACATACGGTAGGTCAAGATCAGAGTTGCCGGTGTGCTCAGTCGAGCCCAAGGCGAACACGCTCATAAACGGGAGGGTCAGGTATCCATACGACGGCTGCACTGGGACATATGCGCCTTCAGTGCCAGAAACCGTAAGGTACGGCAATGACGTACTCCCTACACCTTGGAAATCATAATCTCCGCCTAGCACCTCAAGCGGCTGCAGTGTGACCAACCCATTTCCACCAATCTGTATGCTGCCGGTAAGCTGTCCGGTACCTTCAAACTCCACATCGAGAAACGCTACGTCGTTAGACATCGTGGCGGACAGTGTGCCTGTGCCTGTCATTACTACTGCAGTGCTGAACGATACATCCAGCTGCCCCACACCATCCATGTACACGACTGGCTGCATGCTAACATCGAGAAGACTCTCTCCGACCATCACAACAGCCTGCGGCTCAACCAGCAGCTCGCCCGGTAAGTATTCAGCGTCGGACACTTCGTCGTATGCGGAGTACAGAAGCCCGTAAGCCAGCAAAGGTTCAGCGTTGTCGTAGTCTGACTCCGTGCTGACGTAAAATGGGTTCGAGCCGGCAGAGTAAAGTATCCGTCCGTCGGACAGACGTGCGATCCGGATCGGCAAGCCCGCAAGGTTTGCTGCAGCCAGTGTATGTACCGCCACACCCCGCTCAAAGACCTTCACTCCGGAGCCGTCGACCATCACACCATGCACGAAACTGTTGATCGACGAACCCGCCACACCCGGACGCCCGACGCCGATGAACGCACCGAACGACCCCAGCAACACGTTAAACTCCAGATACGTGCTCGGGTCCAGCGTTGCAATTGTCTCGGCGTAGCTATTCCAGCCTTGGTTTAGCGCATACTCGATTGACGCCGGTGCGATCTGGGCAGTGATCCAGTACCCTTGCGTCGGCTGAATAAATACGGTCTGTGAAACTTCGGTGCAGGTTAAAGTTCCTGACGCAAAGACAAACAGTTCTCCTGACTCGGACACCACGAGCTGCGTGGTCAACCCACTACACTCTGTCGAAGTTTGAGTAGTCCAGTATCCCGGCTGCGGGGGCACATAAATTTGGCCGATCTCTGACGGAACGTAGATCGCTTTTGCAGATTTTACTAATCTAGTCATGGTAGCTCCTGCTGACCTACTAAGTTTGACCAGAACCCTAATGCTGGCTCCAGTATAGCCCAATACAGGTAGGCATTTGCCCCTTCATTTACGCGTAAAATTGTTCCTGTACGACCTGTTGGCGTGACACCATACAAACTCTCGGCACTATTGAAGAACCCGTACGCAATCTCGGCAGAATCCATAGACCCAGACAGGGTTGTGATCGACCAGTTCTCCGCGTCGGGTGAGTAGATTGCGATAGGGCGCTCGGCTATAGGGTCTCTTCCAAAATATACATAATGTTGTCCGTCCCAAGTTGGTGGCAAAATATCTACGTATTCATTGATGTCGGAAATGACCGCAGGGACCCAAGTTACCCCGTCATCTGAGGAGAGAATTACAAATGCGCCAAGGCTAGAATCATTCCCACGCAAAAATAATTTGCTGTTCGCCATACGCAGGTCGTACGACGCACCATCAAACAGCCCTATGACGGAGATGTCGCCTCCGGTCCAAGTCACACCGTCGGTAGATTTTGCGTATTTTGTTCCTGAATCTGTACTTCCTTTTATATAAAAGAAGTCGCCTGTCCAAAAAACAGTCCCCCAATATGCGGTGTAAGGCAGTGTGCGAAGTGTCCATGTGATCCCGTCAGAGGACGTTGCTACCGTATTTCGTTGTGCGCCAGTCGTTACATAGCTGACATAAACTCCGGCACCATACACAGGGATGTTCCAATAACTTGTCGCAGGGAATGTCCCTGCTGTCCATGTCTCACCGTCGGTGGAAAAAATCACCTTGTTCGTGGTGTATAGATTGACCGGTTGTGACCCGGTAGCGAATAACCGGTTGTTGACCAATGTTGGCGCCGTCCAGCGTGCGGAGGACGGTAGAGTCGCAGTAGTCCAAGACTCGCCATCCGTTGAATGGTAAAACAGATTTGAATCATAGCGGATAGCGACAAACCGATTATCGACGACGCCGATTCCAGAACCACTACCTGCAGTCGAGACAGTGTGCTGAGACCACGAGAGGCCATTTAATGAGACCAGCGCAACCGCTAAATCGGTCGAAAGAAGCACATAACGCCCACTGGCGTATACGGGTACTCGCCAGCTTTTACTAATGGGTAACGAACTGGTGGTCCACGAAACGCCGTCCGAGGAAATCGCTGCAATATCCGGGCTGCTACTGTGTACTGGCGTCACCAGCACACGATCGTTGATAACAGTATACCTCTGATCACTCGCGATCAGTGCACCGGGCATGCTACCATACGAAAACGCTAAATCTGCCATTATCTTAACTCCGGTGGACGTGTGCCGACAGCAGTGGGCACCTGCTGTACTGTCAGCATCTGTTGTGTAATGGCATCATCGCCAAAAGTGCAGACATCCCAAGACTCCGTAGTAAGGGGGAACGCGGTAGCTTGCCCGATCGGAGCTAGGCGCCGCCAGTCTTTGCCAGCAACTTTAATGTAGGTGAATTCGTACACAATGCCATCCTCCAGCTCCTGCCGCCCGATACCGATAAACCCGCACGAGTCTGCAGAGTCGCCCGGCTGCATGCAGCGTATTGTGTGCATTGTAGCACCCTCTGGCAAATCAATCTCTACCCACTCATCGAACGGCGAGCCTACAAATAACCCAAAAATAATGTTGCTGGAGTTGTCAGCTACGCAGTAGTACGTGGTGTCGGTCATCATCAAAATTTTAGGGCGCACGCCAACGGTATCTAGTACCACAGCAGGCATCACTACCGACACACGCTCAAACACGGACGTGGCATCGAACTTGATCGCTCCTGCTCCCGGCGAACCACTGTAGTCATATCCTTGCGTAGCGTCTGGGTCCAAACACCGTAGCCAGCTATATACTTCTCCATCGGCATCAAAAAATGTCACGGTGTCTCTCGGAGTCAAAACATCAGTCCCTGCACCTTGAGAGTACTCATCCTCCGCCGGCCAACCAAACAACCGACCTAACGTGCGTGCCAGCAAAAACGCGTCCAGTTGCACATTGAGCGGATCAAATGTCAACGGATTAAATCCGGACGGAGCGTAATAACTTAATTCTCCCGCAAGCAGTGCGCCGACAGGTGCGGCCAACTGATCAGTAGTCAGCAGCGTAGCGGCGTTTTTTGGAAGGTAATACAGCATCACAGAGAACTTCAAGTCGGCGTCAGAGACGATATTTGACACAGGGTCAGCAAAAAAAGTCGCGCATGTCCCGGGAGAAAACGTACATTTGCGAAGGTCAGTATATGTGACCGAAATCCCACAAAAGGTTTCACCGACGACACCAAACATCCCTCCGGTATTTGCGGCGGCTGCCTGCCCACCAGAGCCAAAAGCTGCGCGCATCTTTGCAGAAAGCTGCGATGATCCACCGTAAGTCTCCGCCAATACATCCGCATGCAGCACAGCACTTACAGCGTCTTTCGGCGACAGCTGCACCTCATAATACTCCCAGATAATCGGGCGGAAGGTCGTGGTGTTGTAGCGCAAAAGCCCTGCCTTATGTAAGACAAAGCCGTATCGATTGCGCATGCTGGGTGGGCGGATTAACGTCATTGTGTACTGCTGGGACGCGGACGGCCCGATTAAAAAGTAACTGGTGATAGACGCGGTTCCTGACACATCCCTGCCGTCACTGTAACAGTGGTGAACCGTCGCAGCATGCACACGACTGTTGATCGCACGAAACGCCGCAAGAGTCAGCAGCTGCTCACCACGCGCACAGAGTGTTACAGGGCGTGCGGGTTTGTAATCGACAGGAGTTTGGATCGTATTCCGTGCAGCCGCACCATCGAAAAAAACCTGTATCTTTTCTGTTCCGGAGGGTAAGGGGTCAGGGTATAGGAAAAACCTGTTCTGATTCGACGAGGAAAATATCCGGTCAGGGCTGACCTCTATACTATCGTATGTGTATTGGCGGATACTATCCACCGTAGAGACGTGTAACCAAAACCCCCATCGGAGCCTTGATCCAGCCCTTCCAGAGGTCCTGCCCGATATTGACAACCTTGTATACGAAGCCTTGAAAAACACCCCCTTTGGCGGGGATGTTTAGCTCGTTGATTTTGCGATAGACCTTAGTGACGAAGGGGACCCGCCGCTGGCTGCGCAGACCGTCGGTCGAGACCCCCATAACTTAAATCGTCGGCAGAGCGACGTTAAATGTATCGACGTTCTTGTAGTCCCCGCTGACAAAGGCGATCGTGCTGAAGTTCAGATCAGCGCCAACAGTACCGACTGTACCTTGCAGACGGGTTGCGGTAGTGCTCAGAGTGCCGTCATCCACAAGAGTCGCGAAGCGGAAGAATGTCGCCGTGCCGTTTGCAACGATCTGACCACGCCACGTTTCAGCAGAGGCTTTGCCCAACACACCGGCGTTCGGAGTGCTTGACATGGTGATGCCCGTACCTGCAGCGTTGTTGGAGATTGTGCAGAGCAGCGTGTTGCCCGACAGAGCGGCGTCCGCCGTAGCCGGAGGCGTGCCAGAGTAAATATAGATAACACCGCCGTCCAGAGCAGCCTTAAGGCTACCCGTCGCCAGCATGTGATTGCGTAAGCCTGTGCTAATTTTCGCAGCCATGATTTGTCCTTATCAAATGAGTCGAGCGATACACCGGCCTGCAGCCAGCACGAGAGAGCCTGAAGCGACGACAGTCTCAGGAACAGGCAGCGCACCGCCAAACAGGAATTCTCCACCAGACGCAGAGTCCCAGATACCGATGTGCGTCACCGTGTAGGTCGTAGCATCCGAGGCAGCCGTCCAAGTCTGAGAATCTTCAGATACCGAAGTGCCCGAGCTGGCCGCACCCATATCTACAGCCTGACGAACGTAATCGTCGTCTTGTGCAGCCACTTCATTGGCGCCGGTAGTGCCGGGGTCACCGGTATGCAAAGACACATACCAGCTGGTCGGACGAGTCACTGACTCGGTGTTCAGTAAGTAATCGAGAAGCAAGTCTCGTGAATACGCGCTCAGGGCCATATAACCTCCGTTAAACCGTTACCAGCTGCAGACCAGCGGTAACTCTAAGAATCTCACCTGCGGCAACCTGCTTGGCAGTCGAGGCTTGTACGACCGACAGCAGTACACCAACGGTTCCGCCCTTGACCGCGCTGCTGGAAATGAACCCGCCACGCACCGTCTTGGTAGACGAGAACGTAAACTCTGCAGGAGAGCCAGCGTTGGAATACAACCCATTTGTCAGCGGATCGGCTGTCAGGGCCACACGTAAAGCCTCGGTGTAAGCGGTAATTTCTGTCGAGGCTGCGGAGATCGTCGCCATCGTGTCGGAAGCCTGCGGAGCGTAGGCGCCTTCGTACAGGCCGATATACCATGAAGCGAAGCGGGTACCGTTATTAAGCGCCGCCTCAAGAATGTAGTCACGTCCCTCGTTAGGGATCAGGTTGTGATCTTCCATCTCCCACAGCAGCTTGCCGTCGGGTGAGAAGCACTCGAACTTGTAAACAAAACCAATTTTGGCAGAAGTGATCACTCTGCACCTCCTTGTCGTATAACTTCCATTTCAATGAACGAAGATGCAGCGGCTGGAGAAATCGCAGCGTTCTGCACGGTGACCAGCAACTGACGCAACCCGTCGCGCTCCAAAACAATCCCTGCACCGACGGTGCCGGTATGCGGGGCTACGTTCTCCTCTTGCAGATTCTTCACTTCGCCTGATTGAGTGCCCAAGATAGCTCCTTTGTCGGTGTACCAGAGCACCGAGTTATCGTATGGAATAGTGCAACTTGTACCATATATTGCACCATAATTCAACAGTGTGTCGACAGTAAAATCTTCAGGGCTGTTGCCCTTGAGCAGATCGGTCTGCGCAGAGACTACATAGATACCTGCATTCACCGGCTCCATGACCGTGATGTCGTCCGCGAACTGGTAAAAGTTGCGCCCCCGATGCACATGATCGTACGAGTAGGGCTCAGTGTACCACAGCGTTTTGCCGTCGGCGATGTACAGCCGTCCGTTATATTCTCGAATGATCCGCCCTGCCGGAGGCTGGGATAAAAACTGAAAATCCAGCGGCTTGCCGGCGTCGTGCCTGAAGGCCGTAATGTTGTAGCTGGTCTGTCCGGCTGCGGTCTCTCCCACCAAATACAGCGTCGTACCGTTTGCCATACTCGCGTAAATGCGTGCACGCTTGACCGTAGGCAGATTAAACACGCGCAGCCCACCTGTAGCATTGAGTGTATATGTCGCCACCTCGCTCGCACCCGACTCGCGGTTCTGATCATCCAGTGTCGTGACTGCCACCATGTAGCAGCCCTCGGAAAGTGAGCCGGAGGTAATGTCCAGCAGCGGTGTGTTCGGAACGTCCTGACCCCAAGGCTCGACGCCTGTGGCTGTGATGCGATGAGTTACTATGCCGTCACTGAAATACACTGCGTCGTTGGCGTAGCAGTAGGTCGCATACTCGCCCGTGATGTTATTCGCCAGTACCGTAACGCTGTCGTCTGCGTTGAATCGGCAGAGCTGTGCACCCTGAATAAAGTATTCTCCCAGCGGACATGAGTATCCCGCACGGGTGTTAGCCGCAGCGACGACTTTGGTAAACCCCTGACGCCTTGAGGCGTGCCCCAGATTATCCAGATCAGTATTGATGGCGTCGCGCAGCGTGTCTTTTGGCAAGGCGTAATCGGGCTGACGGTTGTTGATCCCCTTAACCCAAGGTCCCAACGTAATCGTCGATTCACCACGTAAAGCGTTTACACCGTATTCAGCCACTATTCTTCCTCTTCTTCAGGTGGCTCGACCGGCAGAATTTTACCTAATACATCCAGTGTAAACGCGACACGGGTGTAGGGCTCAGACCCCTCAAGCCCGCCATACGGAGGAAACCCTCCTACGAGCACCTCATTGACAGTCACAGACATGTCAGGCACCCATAAACACAGATACAGTGGCGTCCGTGCCAGAGATTGCCTCAAGGTTCGCACGAATAAACGCCCATGCAGCGTATGCTGCAAAGCCGTCAGTGACCTCAGCTGTACCCAAAGTGAGTTCGATCGTACCTAAAGTAAGCCAATTTACACCGTTATTCGATACCTCGATATTGACTGTTGCTGCTCCGGTAGACTCGGATACGCTACCCACCGCTTGAAAAGTCGTTGCAATATCTGGCCCAAACTTGGCTAACTGAAAACTACTGGTTGCACCGGGAGCTGTAGCGCCCTCCAGCATGGTGTATGCTCCGTTCATGTAAGTCTCCTTTGGCGCGTCCGCCTAAAATTATAGCATCTTAAATCCCCAAGCGAGGACGGAAATCTTTCTTGTACATCTGGAAATGACTTTTGCGCTGCGGGACCCATATATCTACATACTGATCGACTACGCGCCAGCAACCTTCTGCCACCATTCCAGATTTATCCAGCACATAACTGTACCACTCGAACCCGTGATGCTCTTCCAGCGGGCAGGCTTTGGTGGAAAGGATTAGCTCATAAACCCCATCGTAATGGGACAATTCCTGCACTCGGCTGTCGTCCGCCCGTGCGGTCTCGTAGGATAAGAATAGAATAAACGTCACTACTGCAGCTAAAGCAAAAATTCGCATGCTGGTCTCCTTTCCGGAGATGCGGCGTTACTTGTTCCCCACGCCTAGGTTGAGTAGCATAAACCGCCATGTCCCACTGCTCACATCGCACGACAGCTCGTACACCGTAAGAATACCAATTCGCAGACCAAAGTGGAAGCGATCTGAATCCTTGAACATGTATTTCCAACCGTTGATAAACTTCATGTCAGTCTCCTTTTGTTAAGCCCACACTACTCGCGGATTAGTTGGATGCACCACATACTGCTCCAAACTTGATACATCGAAGTCCTCATTCACCAGCCGGACGTTTATATGGTAGCCTTCAACGCCGACAATCTCACCAACTTCCCATAACGCAAAGTCGTGTCCACCTTGTGAGATTTGCTCTACCTCTTCGGTCTCTTCAATCTGCACTTCTTCAATCGTTGGGTTGCCGTTTTCATCAAGCAATATACGGCTTGTCAGCTCGCCATCTTCATTTTCGTAAACCTCAAAGGCTTCTTGCTGGATTGTGCGATAAACGATATTGCCGAGTTCGTCTCGCTTCGTCTCAAACGATGTGACAGTCATGCCAGCAGCCGATAGAGCTTCTATGGCTGTNGGTTGGTCGGGGAATTTGTAGTAGAGGTCTGAGGTCATAAATCTAACCCTGATATATTTTGAAGCACATTATCAGAAAATCTTTGCGGCATATATTTAATTCTTTTTATATACGTTGTAACAGGGCTGCTTCCGTTATAATCAGAACCAATTCTCATAATATTAAAGTTTATTGGTATCAATCGACTTCTAATTGTTGTTTCTGTAACAGAAGGTTGCCCAGAAAATGATGCAAAAGCATTGTAATTTACAAATCCCAATGAAGAAGAATTAAACGCGCCTAGATTTGGAATCCCAGAAGTTGCCATAGCATAAGAAAGGTTACTTGATGTTGTGATATCAACTCTTATAGATGTGGATGATTGCTTATAAAACCTAATATAATCAGCTGCAGTGCCGCGAGAAATACTGAAATATCTGCCTAGGCTAGGGGTATCAAAAAAAACCACAGTTAGAGTGCCTTGCCCTTGAACATACCAGCTGTCAAAATTAGCGCCAGAAATACTAGCCGCATCAACCGCCCTCGTAGCCGTAGCCGCAGTAGTCAATATCGGTGTTGTTACAAAAGCACCATCCTCTACTTGCCCATAGTCCATCGCTACAGCATCGCCACTCACTGCCAACTTAATTCCAACAGTAGGGTTAGTCACCGTGCCGCTTAGAACAATCCTGCGCCATTCGCTTGCAGATAAATCCACCGTTGAATAGGTAGTGCCATCAAGCGATACCTGAACATTGCCTGTGCCTGTAATACGCTTGAGATACACAGACCCTGTGCGACTACCTGAAGCCAGTGTAATCGTTTGGATACAAGTGCCATCGTTAGCCGTAGCTGTGAGAGATGATGCTGCGTTAGCAAAACCGTCAATGCCTGTCTGGTCTTTCGCTGCGGTAACGTTGGTCTTTACCCAATTAGCCTGTGTTGCGTCTCTGCACCATAGAATACGGTTGGTGCGGGCTTCTTCGATAAGCAAGCCGTTGGATGTAGGGTTGGCAGCAAGTGGGGTGGATGTTGTTGGTTGGGCTACTGCTTGATATGTTGTTGCTGTATCACCTGTTTCAATCTGCATTCTTGTAAATGCAATCCCTTTAGAAACATCCCCCGCGTAAACGGGGCCAACTGATGAGCCAGAAACTATATCATCAAGTAAACAAACTAATAAACTCGTAATTGAAACGGTAGGGGTATAAGTAACAGTAATAATTTTCCAACCATCATTTGCGTCTGTAATAGACGAACTTTCTAAAGTTTGCCCACCTGCTGTAATTGTGTTAGTTGCAGTATTAGTTACAAGGTCAAATGTTGACCCCGCCCATTGTGATGCACCAACCCTTTCAGGTAAAATTTGAACTCTTGTCCTCCCTTGCGGAAGAACTGCTATTGAAAAAGTGAGTTGACCAGTATAAACATTTAAAAAAGTAGGTGAGCCAACTCTAAAAAAATGTTGTGCTGTTGTTGCTGTTTCTAGTATTTGAGTTGCAGCAGAAGTTCCAGAAGGTAAAGCGCCAGAATATGCTCCAGCATTAGTGACAGCCACTAACTCAGCAAACGTGTACGCCTCTGTTGATGCAAGTTGGTTGCGTTGTATATTAGCCGTACTCGCCCAATCAAATCTAGGCTCATTATTTGCAGCTTCAGCAAGCAATCCATTCTGGTCAACATGCCTACCTAAAGACGCTCTAGTGAACGTCACCGCATCCATCGAGCGACCTTGCCCGATACCACGAACAAAGCCTCTGTCGTTAGCGAAGTCTAGGTCTAGTGTTGCGCCTTGCGCTGGAAATGTGTCAGTCCATGCAGCATTGATTAACTTCTTAGATTGGTTTGGCCCACGAGACAGCCCTGCCTGCGTCTTGGCATCGGAGCTGGCTCTTACACCTTCACCGAGCTTTGCAAGACCGCCGGAGCCAGTCCGTTGAGCGTCAAGCATTGATGCCACTAGCCGTCTCCTAGCGAAAAATCAATGCCTTACTGTCTTAATGACAAGAACAAGTGCTTCAAGTTGCTCTAGAGTAAAATTGACCATCTAAAAGAATATCGTTTTCATATCCATCGCCAATCCAAGCCCCGCATTTGCTTAAAATGTCTTTTGCTTCTTCAATCGTCATTTAATAGTCCTCTGCCATGCAGACAAAGGTGATGGTTTTATCAGCCGTTACTGTGGCTTGGCTGTTGACCTTGAGAATATAGCCAGCAGGCAAAATCAATATTCGCTTGCCGTTTGCGTCATAAGGGAGCGAAGGCATAAGAGTGCCGCCGAGCAAATCAATGGTTGCTGCTGTGCCGTTATCACCAGAGCGTAGAGGGATGTTGACCGATCCGATTAGAAAGTCTGTAGAGCCGTTATTCACCCATAGTTGAACTACTCTTGCCGCCGTGTCGGTGGATTGCACGTTGATAGCTTTGACGATTGCATCATTGCTGCCGGCGGTGTAAAGGGTAACAAGCGTAGTTGTTTCGGTTGGTGTGATTTTCGCACCGGATAGCTTGATGTTTTGGGTAAAGTTTAAGTTGGTAGATTTAGGCATGTCAGAATCCCATCAAAACGAGGTTGGTGTAGTAAGCCGTAGCTGCGTAGGTCTGTGCTGTGGTAGCTGAGTTTGCAGCGCTTATGGCGCTGGCTTCCGCTTCGTCTGCCTTGTCAGACGCCGTTGTTGCGTCTATACCTGTTTGTACGCGATCTGCGGCAGTGGCATCAGCATCGAGACCAGTTTGCACTCTATCTGCTGCTGTCGCAATAACATCCAGTGCAGTTTGCGCAGCGTCGGCATTAGTAGCGATTACATCCAGACCAGTCTGTATACGATCAGCGGCAGTGGCGTCGGCATCCAACCCAGTCTGCACTCTGTCAGCGGCGGTAGCGATTACGTCGAGCCCAGTTTGTCACCCTATCCGCAGCCGTAGCAATAACATCAAGCGCAGTCTGAGCGGCGTCAGCGGCAGTAGCGTCGGCGTCAAGCCCTGTTTGAACTCTATCCGCAGCCGTAGCAATAACATCAAGCGCAGTCTGAGCGGCGTCGGCAGCGGTGGCATCTGCATCTAAACCTGTCTGCACTCTATCAGCGGCGGTGGCTTGCGCGTCTAAACCTGTCTGCACGCGGTCTGCGGCTGTCGCGATAACATCAAGGGCTGTCTGAGCGGCATCTGCTGCGGTGGCAATAACATCAAGCGCAGTCTGCGCAGCATCTGCGGCAGTAGCTTGGGCGTCTAAACCTGTTTGAATCCTGTCGGCAGCTGTGGCCTGCGCGTCTAAACCTGTCTGTACACGGTCTGCGGCGGTCGCTTGGGCGTCTAAACCCGTCTGTACGCGGTCGGCAGCGGTAGCTTCTGCATCTAGTCCGGCCTGTTCTGCATCTACGGCGGCGCTGTTGGCGTAGCCTTGAGCCTCGTCAACGAGGGCTTGCAAAGCTGCATTTGAGACGTTTTCAAAGCGCCCGGCAGTCGCGTTATACTGCAGGATGTCACCGTCGGCGAGGCTATCGATCTGAACCAGCTCGTCTTCATCCAGCTTGGAGCCATAGGTAGGACGTACAAACAATGTGCCGCTAGAGCCGTGCGCACGGATGACGATCGCAATCGTAGTCTTGGTGTTTGGTGCCTCCGGCATGGTTTTGGTGAGCCCACCGGTAGCACCGGCAAACAGCACCTCTCCATCTTCCCACGATTCCCCGTAGTTAGCGCCGTTGGTCTGAATGCCTCGAACCTTGCCGAAGTGCGTAACGTACCCGTCGTTGTCGTTCAGAATATCTGTCGTTGCAACACCGATGATGTACTTACTTGGTACGGAGCCGTCCCACGGTGCGACCTTGATACGTCCGGAGTTTCCGAGCGTGCCTGCAGCCATACAAAGCGTGCCGTCAGGGATTAAGGAGCCTGTGCGGTTAGATACGCGGTATAAAGTTTCTTCCCCCAGCTGCAAGACAGCGCCGCCGCTATTCAAGCCCGCATCAAAGGTACCTTCTTCGAGATTCCACGCGATCTCCCCCTTGGCAACAGCATGCGTAGAAGTCGTGTCGAAGGCAACGTGGTCCAGCAGAAGGCCGTCGCCGGTCAAAAGCTGGTCAATATCATCGAAGTTCTGGTTTAGCTTTTCGCCCCATGAGTCTTCGCTGGCTCCGACTTCGGGCTTTATGAACTCGTAATTGGATGTGCTGGAGTCTGCCATAATACCCTCTTATACCATAGTTTTTGGCGTCTTGCCAGTGACGCGGACAGACCGCGCCCGTGGGTTTGCCCGAAACGTGAGCAGCTTGCGAAGCACGCGTACCCCCACACCGATACGGCGGATGACATAGGCTACGCCGTAGTACCCCCGGCCATAAAGTTTACTGCCGAACGCTCTCATACCGGCCCCTGCACGATGGTTTGGTCTACATCATAGTCGGTAGTGTCCATAATCACGCGAACCATACTTGGGCGCAGTTTTACCCGAGGTCCGTACCACTGAGGGTCTGGCGGAGGTAGCGCCGCTACCGGCGTGAAGTCAGCCGATAAAGTTGAACTAAACTGGCCCTCGCGTAACGCCTGACCATAAACCGTAAAACCGCTGCTGCCGCTGATACTGAACGCGCTCTGCGCGATCGCAATGACATCGGGGGAAAAGTCTGCAGTGACGATTACAGCAAACTGTGTACCAGCGTCAGCTAAAGGCTGCGCCCCGAGCGGGTATGAGCCTAATGGTCCAAAGCCAAGCGCCATGATTATGTATCGATGTAAGAGTTGTCGTTGCCGACGGTGTTGACCGCCGGAGAATACGTTCCAGAGGTGTTATCCGAAACAGTGGCGCCAACGGCGTAAATTCTACTAATGGACACCGCTTGATACCCCCACGTGGTATTGTGCGCGGCAACGGAATCTAACGCGTACACGGTGCCACCTAAAAAGCTCCCGGAAAACCCTGCACCTGTATTAGCCGCGCTTACGGTGTTACCTGCATCCGCATAGCTAGCGGTCGTCGCGGCTACCCCACCTCCTCCGCAGCCAGTAACGACACCGTTAGCGGCATACACCGTTCCGTTAGCGACACTCGAGACCCCCCGATTACTCGCGGAAGATATGATGCTATTATTCAGCGCAATTCGCGTGCCTGCTGCTTCTACGCCGCGATAGAATCCGGAAATACCAATCCTGTTCGCCCCGCCGCTTGCTCTCAGTGTTCCTGTAACCCCGTTATTGCCGGAGGTAGCGCTCTTGTTGCCCTCAAGTGTTAGATTACTTAGCGTCGCGCCCACCGTGTTCGCTTCGCAGTATATGCCACCGGTAGCGGCGACGTCCCAGCTGATCACGTTTTTGTGAATGGTGATGCTTCCGGCCACAGTGCTGGAGGGTAGGCTGGCTTTTCTATTCGTTGTTGCGACCGTGATACGTGTGTTTACCGCATCAACATCTGTGATCTTCCAACAACCTTGTACTGCGTAGGGGTTCGACCCACCGGAAGTACCGTATATCAGCGCGTAATCCCCGATAGCGATATTGGCGACGCTACCGACATTCAGCACGAACGAGTACGCGCCCAAAGACCCGCTGGTGCTCTGGATGCTGGTAAGCGTCGTACTCACCTGCGTCTTGCCGGTAATTGTGATGCGGTCAGAGTTTGGGTGAACGATGTTTATCCGCGCGGCCTCTACAACGGTCTCATCCTGTATCTCGATGGTCACCATTGCGCTCGGCATAATCGTGCGGCCATCTAGCGATGCAAGAGCGGCACTGACTGTAGTGTAGTCGTACCCAGTCGCACCGACGGTAATGGTGTAGCTGTCGTAAATAGGGCGAATGGTGCGATATTCCGCCGCTACAAAGTCAATCCAGATATGTTTGTCACCGGCAGAAAAATCTACGGCGGAGCCGCCGTTGCTGGACGACAGCACAGAAGTTCTTGCGATGGTATTCGCGCCAGTATATGTACCAAGCCCGGTCTCCCACTCACCGGTGGGCTGCCCAGAAGCATTTACCGCCTGCACGGAGTAGTAAAACGTGTCCGAAGTACCGCAGACAGCGGAGAACGCCCGAAAGCCGTCAAACGTGCCGGACACTATCAATGCGCCGGTGCCGGTAGTAGCGGTAACCTCTTTTACGCGATCAGCGATAATCAGGGCCATGCTGGCTCCTAGTCAAACGTAATTGTACTGGCGGACGTGAGCCTCGGGATGACCCCTGCGCCGCACACAATCGGAGTCGCCAGCTCGCCGACAAGCAACAAGGTGCCCGCCCCCGAATCAGCTGTGCCGATTCCAACATACGTCGCGCTACCGCCGCCGCCAGTACCAAGTGGGAATTCTACATCGTCAACCGGAGATGCGATATTTCCTGTGACAGACCATCCGGCAGTAGTCCTAGCTACCGCTACCCGTGCATAATCGGTGTACGCGATCTCACTTGTGGTCTGGTCACCGGCTTCGCCCGGGTCCGCAGTATGAAGACTTAAGTAGTACTGCGTAGCAGGGGACGTCGCAGCATTATCCGCTATATTTGCAATAGCAGTGCCGTTCAAAAGCAACTGCAGGAGAGAGTTTTCAAGATAATTGGTCATCGACATAAGCTACCTCGTCACTTCCCGGCTAAGAGTAATGGTGCCTTCAAGAATCCGATATACGTCTCCACCGGAGCTAACCATCTCCAAATCATATACAGCGGTCTTGAACGTGTAATCGTCCGTCACTGTCGCAGCGAGTTTCAGGTTGATAATCTTGTCCAGAGTATCGATGACAATGCCTGTATCTCCCAGTCTAGGGTCGGTGGATGTGATCATGTCGATTACGTCGGTATCCCCACGACGAGCGCGAATAGCCGATACGCGCGGAGAACCCGGTACAAAGTCCACAGGGGCGTTGAACTGAATCACACCTCCACTGGTGTTAGTGTGCTGTATTCGAGCGAATTGGTTTTGTTCAGGGCGATGTTGTCACTATTCAGTACAGTAGCTTGCTGGTAGTCTGCATCGCGCGGAGGGTTGTTTCTGGTGTTGATCTGGGTCATGCCCTTAACCGACGTGATGGTCACCCACCAGCCGTTAGGAATACCGTGTCCAGTGGATGTAATGACGACCGGGGCGGACTTGGAAATAGCGGAAATTGCGCGATACTCAATCGTGTCTGACTCCCACCGCACAGGCAACTGCAGGGAGGCGCCTTGGTATAACGTGAAGTCAAACTGTTTTGGTATGCTCATACCTGTATCCTAAAAAATCCGCCAGCAAGACACCTCACTGGCGGTGAGGAGGGTCGTCATGAGAGATAACGCGTCCACAGTGTATCGCATCCCCCTGCCTCTGTAAAGTTACTTGCCCTCGAAGGTCATCGCATCCCATTGACGGATATTGTTTATCTGCTCGCGACACATGTTCAAGATTTCTGCTACTTCGTTGGCGCTTTGGAGGACTTCTCGATCGGTTGCCCCAGCGGCGTCGGATGTGGTACCGGCTTCAGATACTCTGCCGGTACTCTCGGGCATTGACCGTATCGAGTCGAAGGCACGGTTCCACACGCCGACAGCATCAGTAGACAAACAAGAAGTGTTGCGGGTAACCTTGTGTATCTCATTATTTAATCTCCTATGCAGTTCGGTAATTTCGCCGTCTTTCCTGACGGCCAGCTCGACCAGTGCCCGCTCTTTGGCGGCATGAATCTGTTTCTGTTTCAGCTCCGATTGTAGCAGTTTTGCCTCTTTTGCTTTCCATTTATCTGCTTCATGTGTACGGCCACCGACATACCCTGCCGTGCAGCTGGTACCAAGGGCTACAAGCACTCCCAGAATCACCCAAGGGTTCGTAATTAAACTCATTGTGCTGATAGGCATCGATCTCTCCTCTCAAGGTTTCTAGTCCACACACCCCAGCAGCGCTTGTTCGGCTCGCCGTTAATCAATGTGGTACAATCGTACCCGCCACTAAACTTGTACAGCGTGTACCCGTGACAGGCGGCTCGATACTGATAGGCATTGATGTTCCGCACCATTGAGCTGTTGCATGTACGTGCAATCCCGTACTGATACGAGAAATCAACCAAAACGTCGTACTCGGTCTGATTTATGGGCGCCCGCACACAGCGCTTCAGGCCGGACTCATCTTTCTGAATATGGGTCAGTGCTCGTGCAGTGGCGGCAGGCGGGGTAATCGTCTCGCCCATCTTTACAGGTGTGCCATCCTCCTTGAGTGTTGATCCGTAGCCAATGGTGGGCCGATCATTAATCGTAGGTATCATCGCCGTCGGCACAAAAGATTCGTGCAGCAGGATCGCGACAAAGCCTACCGCACTAAGCGAAAGCCCTGAAACCGCAACGCGCTCGCCCCGGGTCACATCAAGTCCTTCTGCACCATGATGCGTGCAACGAAGGCTGCAACGACACAGCCGAAGCTAAGTAGCGCGAATGTGCCTACCGGAAAATACACTGAGAACATCGGNAGAATGACTTCAAGACCGGTCAATATGCCGGCCANAATAATAAAGCGTATGGACCACGCCTTACGGAGTATCTGTTTCCACCTCGGGTCCAGATGTAGATTGGTGTGCATCTTCGTACTCGCTTTCGCCCTGCTCAGGGCACTTACAGATTTCACCCAAATCCGGCACATACGACACATGACACTTTGGGCAAGTAGTAATGTAGTGCAAAACACTAGACTTCATGTACAGCTCCTCGGAAACACACGCGACCTTCTTCAATCACTTCTACCAGCTCCGGCAACAGAAGTTTCCCATTCCAGAACGATAGCACAGCAAAGCCCGAACGCCAATTGGTTGGGTTCGTCTCCAGATAATGCACAAACTGATCGCCATGCACATCGGCCAGCGTACCTGTATCTACGCCATAGCGTGTCCC